AATGGTTAGAAACATTTACAAATGGTTTAGACTTACTCGGTATAAAAACTGAAGATAGAAGTGAACCATTTCCAGGTGCGAGTGGTGTACATCCCCCTTTATTATCAGAATCTGTAGCACAGTTCCAAGCACAAGCCTATAAAGAACTCTTGCCTGCTGATGGACCTGTTAAAACACAAGTTTTAGGCAACGTTGACCCCTCAAAAGAGCAACAAGCACAAAGAGTCAAAGAGTTTATGAACTATCAGATAACATACAATATGGAAGAGTTCGATCCAGAACTAGACCAGTTGCTGTTTTATCTCCCACTTTCTGGTTCTGCTTTTAAAAAGGTTTTTTATGACCCTTCTAAAGCAAGGGCAGTAAGCAACTTTATAATGGCAGAAGATTTTATAGTTTCTTACTCAACAACAGACCTTCTTGATTGCCCAAGAGCAACACATGTCATACAGATGACAGAAAACCATATTCGTAAGATGCAACAGGCAGGTTTATATAGAGATGTAGAGATAGGCGAACCCTCGCAAGACGACGAAAGTCTTTCTGGTGTTAAATCAAAGATAGACAATATAACTGGAGTCAGCAAACCTTCAGTTGCTGAGACCTATACAGTGCTCGAAATGCATGTAGACCTCGATTTAGAAGGTTTTGAAGACTCAGAAGACGGTGAAGAGACAGGAATTGCCTTACCATATATAGTTACAATGGTAAAAGAGAGTAATCAGATACTTGCTATACGAAGAAACTTCTCCCCAGACGACCCTCTTAAGAAGAAAATAGAGTACTTTGTTCACTATAAATTCCTTCCAGGACTAGGTTTTTATGGTTTTGGGCTTATCCACATGATAGGTGGTCTAAGTAAATCAGCAACATCTATACTAAGACAACTTGTCGATGCAGGCACATTAAGTAACTTACCTGCTGGATTTAAGGCAAGAGGAATGCGAATTAGGGATGATGATACACCTATAGAGCCTGGAGAATGGCGAGATGTAGATGTCCCAGGTGGCACTATAAGAGATGCGCTTATGCCACTACCTTATAAAGAACCAAGTGGCGTACTAGCACAACTTTTAGGTGTTATCGTAGAAGGTGGTCAGCGTTTTGCAAATATAGCAGACATGAAAATAGGTGATATGGGTCAAGAAGCACCTGTTGGTACAACTATTGCGATGCTAGAACGTGGTAGCAAAATTATGTCGGCGATACATAAACGTCTACACTATGCTCAAAAAGTAGAATTTAAACTTTTAGCTAGAGTATTCTCAGAATCTCTACCTCCTGAGTATCCTTACGATGTAGTTGGTGGATCTCGCACTATATACGCAAGAGACTTTGACGGACAGGTGGACATATTACCAGTAAGTGATCCAAACATATTTAGTATGAGCCAACGTGTCGTGCTCGCACAAACTCAGTTACAGTTAGCACAAAGTGCTCCTGAGTTACATAACCTAAGGGAAGCATATTTTAAAATGTATACTGCTTTGGGTGTACAAAACATAGACGAAATACTCGAACCACCAGAAGACATGTCACCGAAAGACCCAGTGCAAGAAAACCAAGATGCACTTATGGGCGCACCATTAAAAGCATTTTTAGAACAGAATCATGATGCGCACATAGCAGCGCATATGGCATTTATGCAGAATCCTATGGTGCAACAGAATCCTGCTGCAATGCAGGCACTTCAAGCACATATACAAGAACATCAAGCTATGAAGTACAGACTACAAGTACAACAGATACTAGCTGAACAAGGTATGGAACTTCCACCAGAAGGGCAACCAGTACCTATGGAAGTACAAAACCAGATAGCCATGTTGGCAGCACAAGCAACTCAGCAAATAACAGGACAAGAACAAGCCTTGATAGAAGCACAGCAAATGGCACAACAGCAACCACAAATGGACTTGGCTAATAAACAACTAGAATTACAAGGTATGGAAATACAAAGAAAAGCACAAGCAGATCAGTTACGTGCTCAAACAGAACTTACTAAAGCAGAAATGGATGCGCAAACTGCTTTAGCGAAGGCAGAGAAAAATGAAGACATAGCTCAACAAAGAATTGCAGCCTCTCGTGAGAAAGATGCAATGGAAGCTGAACTCAAGTCTCAGAAATCTTATGGTGAAATATTAAAACAAGTAAAAGACGCAGAGGAGAATAGTGAGTAATGGCTAAAAAACGAGGGTTGTACGACAACATAAACGCAAAGAGAGATCGAATCAAAGCTGGTTCTGGTGAAAAAATGAGAAGTGCTGGTGACAAAGGTGCACCAAGCGCACAAGATTTCAAAGACGCAGCTAAAACTGCCAAGAAAAAAGACGGAGGTCTTTATAAAATGGCTGATGGTGGCATGTATAAGATGGCTGGCGGAGGCATGCCAGGAGGTACAATGCTTAAAATGAAAGACGGAGGTTTAGCTGTACAAAGTAAAGGCTGTGGAACAGTAGACAACAAACGCAGAAAACCAACAAAATTACGATAGGAGAAAAATATGCCAATGAAGGAATACTCAAAAAAGCAGAAGAAAATTGCTAAAGTCGCAGAGCCAAGAGATAAAATCGATGGAGCAGATTTCAAAAAACTTAGAGGAATGAAAGATGGGGGTATGTACAACTACAGCGAAGGCGGTTTACACACTCATAAGAAAGTTGTAAAAACAAGAGGCACAGGTGCTGCTACAAAAGGTTTAAATTTTCATAGTTCTGATTAATGGACTATATAAAGGTTGTCGAGTACCTACTCAAAAAGTACAGAGAACGTTGTACTGCTTTAGAAGAAACACTCGCATCGGGAGGTGTTGCTAGTTTTGAGCAATACCAACGCGTCGTCGGAGAGATATCAGGTCTTCGCTCTGCCGAACAAGAAATAATTGACCTGCGTAAAAATATGGAGAAAGAAGTAGATGACTAAAGAAGTTGTACCAGATGTTGTTATGAATTTTGACAAGGCTCCTGCTCGTGTACCTGAAGAGGTCGTGCCAGAAGAAAAGTCANTTGAAGANATTACATCGCAAACAGAAAAATTACCACAACCAACAGGATACAGAGTATTGATACTACCGAGAGGCAGATCAGCTGTAACTGATGGTGGCATTCAATTAGTTTCTGAAACTATTGAAAGAGACACAGTATCCTCAGTTGTAGGATATGTTATTTCTCTTGGACCAGATGCATACAAGGATCCTGTAAAGTTTCCTGAAGGTGCTTGGTGTGAAGAGGGAGAATGGGTGCTTTTTGGCAGATACGCTGGTGCTCGATTTAAAATTGATGGAGGAGAACTCCGTATTTTAAATGACGATGAAATATTAGCCAGAATACCAGACCCAGAAGCAGTAGATTATTAATAACTAACATGGAGGAAACCATGCAACAAGAAGAAAATCTTGCCATAGAAGAAACAGTAGAAGTCGAACTTCCTACTGAAGAAAAGAAAGAAGAAAATATAGAAATTGTCGATTCTCAACCTGAGGAACAACCAGTTGAAGATGATAAAACTGAACAAGAAGAGTATAGTGATTCTGTTCAGAAAAGAATCAACAAGCTAACCTATAAGCTAAGAGAAACAGAAAGACAAAACGAAGAAGCAGTTTCTTGGGCACAAAAAGTCCAAGAAGAAAATGCTACACTTAAGAAAAAAGCTGAATCTGCAAATACAGCTATGTTTTCTGAATATGATAACAGGATCAATACAGAATTAGATTCTGCTAAAGCAGAGTATAAGGATGCACTTGATCGTGGCGACACAGAAGCTGTTGTATCATCAAATGAAAAACTTGCTCGTTTGTCAGTAGAAGCAGAAAGTTTACGTCGTGTAACAGAACAGCGTAAAAGAGCTGCCGAGAACCCTGAAGAGAAAGCACAGCAGCCAGTTATGCCAGCAGCAAACACTGCTCAACCAGCACCACCAGATCCTAGGGCACAAGAATGGGCAAAGAAAAATGATTGGTTTGGTAAAAACCAAGGTTTAACTTTTGCTGCATTTGGTGTACATAGAGAACTTATGGATGAAGGTTATGATGGCGCAACTGATGACTACTATGCAGAATTGGACAACAGGCTTTCCAAATTCGGAATAAGCACCTATAATGAAGATCAAGAACAAGTTTCCGACTCTCCCGTGCAGAGAGTAGCGAGTCCTACAAGACAAGCAAGAAGTAAAAATGCACGCAGTAAGACTGTAAAACTCACACAGAGTCAAGTAGCAATAGCGAAAAAACTTGGTGTGCCTCTTGAAGAGTATGCTAAATATGTTAAAACACAATAAGGAGTAAAAAATGACAGAAAAAGATACAAATAAACAAGTAGACGAATCTGTTGCTACTGATCGATCTCCTCGATCTGCACAAGCACGAGAAAAAGAAACTCGCAGAACACCATGGGCACCGCCCTCTGCACTAGATGCACCACCTGCACCTCCAGGTTTTAAGCATCGTTGGATTAGAGAATCTATACTTGGACAAGACGATAAGACTAATATGTCTAAACGTCTACGTGAAGGCTTTGAGCCTGTACGTTCGGAAGAGTTTCCAGATTTTGAAGCACCAACGATACAAGATGGAGTACATGCTGGTGTGATCGGAGTAGGTGGTTTGATCCTGGCAAGAATACCTGAAGAAACAGTAATTGAACGGAAAGAGTATTTCGATGCTCAAACCGCTGACGCTATGCGTGCTGTTGACACAGATTTAATGAGAGAAAGCGACCCAAGTATGCCTATTAGTAGACCTAATAGAAATACCAAAGTTACTTTCGGAAAAGGATCTTAGGTAAAACTAAGAATTTTAACAACATATTTTATATAAAGGTGAAATAATATGGCGAATGTAAATGACCCAGATGGTTTTACTCCCGCATATCATATGTCTGGTGGTACAATCAGACCTGCAGAGTTTGCGATAGCAAGTGGCACGAACGCTTCGATTTTTTCGGGCGACGTAGTCAATCTCTCAAGTGGTTTGGTTATACAGGGTACTGCAACAGGTACTCCACTAGGTGTATTTTACGGAGTAGAATACTCAGCAACTTCAGGTGAAAAGATTTTTTCAAAATCTTGGATAGCTGATACTGCAACATTAGGCTCTGCGAATGCTAAAGCATTTGTTTATGTCGATCCAGATATTGTTTACGAGGCGCAGGGATCTGCTACTCCTACACAAGCATCTATCGGTACAACAAATACTATAACAACAACCGCAGGTGATTCTTCAACAGGTCGATCAAAAGAAGCAGTTACAGCAACTACTTCTAGTGGGATTGCACTAATAGTAGGTTTTCCCGATAAACCGTCAAATTCTATTGGTCAGTACGCTAGGATGTATGTAACATTCCCAGCTTCTGTGTTCGGTAATTCATAAAGGAGTAAATAACAATGGCAATTAATAGAGCACAATTAGTGCAAGAACTAGAGCCTGGATTAAACGCTCTCTTTGGACTTGAATATAGCAGATACGAAAACGAGCATGCTGAAATTTTTGATACAGAAAATTCAGATAGAGCGTTTGAAGAAGAAGTTATGCTTTCAGGTTTCGGTGAAGCACCAGTGAAAGGCGAAGGTGCATCAGTCTCATACGACTATGCGCAAGAAACTTTCACCGCTAGGTACTCTCACGAAACTGTAGCATTAGCTTTTGCTTTGACAGAAGAAGCTATAGAGGACAACCTATATGATAGCCTTTCAGCTAGATACACTAAAGCGTTAGCTCGATCAATGAGCCAAACGAAACAAGTGAAAGCTGCAAATGTTCTCAATAATGGTTTCTCATCTAGTTTTCCAGGAGGGGATGGTAAGGAGTTATTTGCTACTGACCACCCAACTTTGACAGCTGGTGATCAATCCAACGAGCCAAGCACAGCTGCTGATTTGAACGAAACTTCTCTAGAGAATGCAATGATAGATATCTCTGCATTTAAAGATGAACGTGGTCTAAAAACTAACGTTCAAGCTAGAAAATTAATCGTTCCACCAGCACTTCAGTTTGTAGCTGATAGACTGCTTAACACTCCTGGAAGAGTAAGTACTTCTGATAACGATATAAACGCTATCAGAAATATGAGCATGCTTCCAGAAGGTTATACAGTTAATCACTTCTTAACCGATACGGATGCGTTTTTTATTAAAACAGACGCACCTAACGGACTAAAACATTTTGTAAGGGCAGCAATGTCTACTGGTATGGAAGGCGACTTCGAAACTGGTAACATGCGTTACAAAGCAAGAGAAAGATATTCTTTTGGTTTTAGTGACTGGCGTGGTATTTATGGTTCCCCAGGGGCATAAATAATCGTTTAGACAAAGTAAAGGGAAGCTTCGGCTTCCCTTTCTTTTTTTCGACAATAAGTATAGAATAAATTTCTAGGATTTATTAATTTTGTTTTATCGACTGACCTAGCAGACGAGCCGAGACGATAAGACTTATTTCCGCAGGAGGAAATTATGGCAAATTCGACTTTTAGTGGACCAGTCAGGTCCGAAAATGGTTTTAAAACCATTGATGTAAATTCAACAACAGGAGCTGTTACCGATGGTTTAGTAATAAACAAAGACGGTAATATCTTTACTGATGATGGTGGGCATATTCAATATGTTGCAGCAGCAGGTTTTGGACCAGCTGATTTAATCGTAGGTAAAGGTGGTAGTCAATACGCTACAGCTAATCCTTACGCAGAAAGTGCAACACAATTATTCCCATTAGGTGCTAAGTTAGTTTATGGTAATAATGTTTATCGTTATGTTGGAATAGGTGGAACTGCGGTAACAGCAGGTAAACTTTTACAACAACCAGCAGTAGTTTCTGACCATGCTAATATGGCTGCAACAGCAGCAGTAGCAGCAGGTGAAACAGCTATTTCTGTAGAAACAGGTGGTACTGATATTACTCTTAACCAATATGCAAATGGCTATCTTTGGGTAAATGATGTAAATGGTGAAGGGCAAATGCTTAGAGTAAAATCTAATCCAGCACACGACCATTCAGCAGACCCATCAATCGTAAT